CTCGGTGAACATTTGATATAAGACACTTAATAACTGTGCCCTCAATGTCGCCACGTATTATCAAAATACGCCCAAGTGGTAGAGATGACTCCCGACCTGTGAATACACAGTGTCGTTTAAATGCAAGTAAAACTAAAGGTAAAGGACAGCGCGGTGATGCGAAACCGACCGTAAAAACGGAAAGAATCGTTAGACTGCGCTCAGTCGAGGGAAAAGACCAACTGACCATAGCGGTTGCCGATAAATCGGCAAAACCTAGAAAGGAGGCCCAATCCCAAATCAAGAAACCAGATCAAACCGAAAACGCCGAAAAGAAACCATTGGAGGAAACCTATGATCTTATGATCGAGGCTCTAGCCTTATTTGGAATCAAAACGGCGAAGTCAGACAGAAAAGGAAATACGTTAGCTATCTGGGAAAGAAAGGCCGAGAAATGTGGTTGGATCAAGTTTATGAAATATAAACTTGCCGCCTTCTTCTCATCTCATATGAATCAACCACTCCCGTCCTGCCCTTTTGAGGGAGAAGACAACCCGAAGATAATCATCGGGGGAGCTATCGGAAGACAATTGAGAGCCTTTCTTCACCAGCATCCACTACTAGCGGTCGGCCAAGAGGTAAGCGAGGAAAATCTAGATGGAGCCGTCAAACGCGTCGAATTACTGTCCACCATTCTTAATATTAAGAAGGGACTGCCACGACCCACTATAAAGGAGGTCGAGAACAAGGTCAAAGAGACAGTTAAAAAACTAACGACGCATGACAGTTCAATTGCGGAATTCCTTGCACCCTATGAAGAGCAACTGCTGGTAGAGGAACAACTACGTCGAACCGTAAGAGAAGTCTTCGCAGGAAGGAGATACTCAATGAAAGATCGAATGCATCCAATCTTTCCTGGCTCAGGTGCAACGTATTCGCACTCCCGAGCCCAGGCAGGCTCAGTGGGAGCAATCCTACAGAGCGACCTGTTAGAGGGTCTCCGAACTCCAGGCGGTCCAATGGCCACCCCCATCACGAAAAATGAAGTGTCAGATACGTGGAATGCAAATCTAACGAACAACTACACGGAATCAACCTTTATAAGGGAGAAACTGGAGGAGTTCGAAGGAATGCGACCAACGAAAGAACAAATCGATCGGATAGAGGAGGTAGAGGACGGCCAGAAGCACTACTTCTACAACTCAAGTTCGCTTGAGAAAACCTATAGTGAGTTCTATGAGAGACTGACTTACGCCGCACTCCAAGAGGAGCCCAACGTAACGCCAGTCGGACTACAAGAACCCTTAAAGGTACGTGTTATAACAAAGGGGCCAGCCATGACATACCATGTTCTGAGACCGATCCAGAAGTTCATGCACACCCATATGAAGAGACAAAAAGTCTTCTCTCTAATAGGTACACCTGATGACGAATGGATCATACAGGACACGTTAGGAGCCGAGCTCAAAGACAATGAGAGTTATCTCTCGGGCGACTATGAGGCGGCGACGGATAATTTCCGAGGCTTCGTCTCAAAAACCCTTGCCAATGAGTTCAGCAAAGTCGTTGGACTGACAACACATGAGCAAACACTACTTTTGCGTTCTCTATCGGGCCACACCTTCGAAGAGGGGCCACAACAGACAGGACAACTTATGGGAAGTATTACTAGCTTTCCCTTCCTATGTTTGGCAAACTTCGCCCTCACACGCTACGCATTGGAGCTCTCTACCGGAAAGAAAATTCCAGCAAAAATAGCGCCAATTCTAGTGAATGGTGATGACGTCGTAGCCAAAGGACCCGAACAGACTTTTCAACAAGTCTGGGAGCGGGTGACGGCAGTCGGAGGACTGACCGCATCGATAGGAAAGACTTTCCAGTCAAAAGTGTTCCTGAATATAAACTCTCGTACTTACCTGAGGACCCCAAGACTCGAGCGAGTGCAGAAAACTGCAACTCGGACCGTGTCAAGAGAAAGCCGTTTCCTCAAAACGGGCTTTGTGAATTTTGGTCTGCTAACAGGCCAATCACGATCCATTGAAGCGGGAAGAAAATGCGAGGTAGGGATCCTAGATCCGGACCTCAATCCCGCATCAAGAGGTAAAAAGCTCCTAGAAGAGACACCAGCCGCCCAACTCGATGACACCATCAAGTTGTTCCTCAAAAGGAACCGAGCTAGCATGGAGGCCACCAAACTGCCCTGGTTTATACCAGAGTGGCTCGGAGGTCTTGGACTACCTTCAGAATTTGGCAGTCCGTCACATCTTGATCTTCAGATCGCTAAACGGATCATCCTCAACATAAAGAAGAGAAGACCCATGGCACTCTATGGAGCAAAAACTCCATGGAAGGTGCGCGAATTGGCAAGAAACACCTTGAGCATGGATACGCCACTGTACGCATCCAAGACAAGTGAACCAGTAGAGGCTCTAGAGACCTACACCAATCTAGCGTCCATCAATCTCCTTTTCGACTCAAATATCAGTCTAGAGCGTCTCTATCAAGAGGTCAAAGATAATAACTATCTCCGAGCCTTGCACGTGAATCGGAGACTCTGGAGAGCACCCAAGAAGGGTTCCAATCCAAAGTTCTCTGGTTCACTAGAGCCAGAACTATTGACAGGATACGAGCGTCACGAGGGTCTCTCTCTAACAGATGTTAATCTGCAGAGCGACTCACAAGTGAGGGTGAGAACACCCATAGAAGGAGAAAGAGCGGCAAGTCTAAAGATCATGCACGACAATCTAATTTGGAAGAAGCTTTATGGAGAAAGTTTTCAAGGCTTACTCACAAAGGTCGAAAACGACCAAAGTGTTTCGTCTAGACGGGATATAATCACCAAGACTTCGCTAGTCGCCCCAACTCTAGGGGAACTAAGGAAGGAATGGGGACACCCCTTCAAAACTACTTACGTAAACGGAGTCATAGACCCCTCTGTCCAAATCGACATCGAAAATCCCAATGATTACGAACCTGTCTGGATAACCGAACAGGTCCCCGTCAGAGGGAAGATCGACATCTTTAAGAACATACTTTAACTTTACCAATTACGAGATATTAAACGCAAAGTTTAGTACCTAAATTACTTGCATAACC